TTCGATCCTCCACCGTCCATACACCCTTGGCTTCAATGATGATGCCGTTGGGTAGTATGAAGTCGGGAGTGTAGGTAGCTATCTTTTGATATTCTAACTTTACTGTTTCGTACTCAAAAGCAACACCACTACGATTAAGCTGGTTAGCTAATGTTTGTTCGAATCCAGAGCGGTACTTAGAAGTTGGCGATGACCTCTTCTTCCGTTTCTTCCGCATCGAATCCACCCTCTAAGTTTTCACCGCCATTAACAAATCCTTCTTCTTCAGTAGTGAATCCAAACGCAGATGCTGCGATGCTGGATACTCCACCTTCCCCAAGTTTAAGGACTTGTACTGCTTGCAACTCAAAGGTCACCCCAAACCCAACAGCTGCTGTGTAGTAGAACTTAGGACGGAACGCTACATTGACTTCGCTTCCTCCCCAAACTTTTACATCTTGATCTAATGGTTTACCTTGTGAATCATACAGAGCAATCGACAAGTGATACTCACTGCCGTCCCGTCTGCGTCCGCCAGCTTTCATCTTTACTTTAATCAGGTATCCACCATCAACTTCATCAATCGGAAACTCACGCTGTGTAATCTTCTTACCAGTATGTTGTTCCTGTACTTCACGCAACTCTTCCTCGTACAACGGACGAAGCTTCTGTTTGATAGCGTCTGCTTGTTCTTTATCTATTACAAGATCACAGCTGTACACACCAAACTCCGGTTCAAACTTTTTGTTTGGTTCATTAAGATGACAGTATTTAGTCACTCCTTTAGCTTTAATAATCTCGTGTTTCTTTCTAGCTTTTATACTCATTTATTATTATCGGTGTTATGTTAAGACAACAGATACTTCATACGCTTTACTGCGGTAACATCTAAGTCACCAAGTTCCGGCACGGATGGAAGTTCTGCGGTCGGGTTGTTGTTGATTTGCTCCATTCGGAACTCAGTCAGGAGATCAACAGAAAATGTTTTAGTGTATGATTCACGCACCATTCGATGTATTTGTTTAGCGTTACAAGCGTGTGTCACAAAGCAGTCATGTATGGTAGCCAAGTCAAAGTCAACTTCATTAGCTACTTGATGAACGATACATGCGTCAAGACTGTGAATAAAGTTAGCAGTCACTGCGTTGCCTTGTCCTTTTGGATCAATCTTATCTTCCATTTCATCTACTTGTATAGCGACGCTCAAGTTTTGAAAGACAGATTGTACCTCTAACTTCTTCTTATACTTACGGTAGCTCTGTACCACTTTAAATCCAGTCGGTGTTGTCCAAGTAACAGCTGAGTCATAACCTAAAGCTCGTACACTCTCACGCAGGAATGTCATCACTTTATTTACCGGACGACACACTTGGTTAGCTAATCGGTTAACAATCTTACTGATCCATATCACAGAGGTAAGCATCTCTCCGGTACTAGTCCACGGATGATTAACTCCTATGCTTTTAAATAAATCCTGTACAAGATTGTAGTGGGTAGCACCGTATGGTCTGTTCATCACTGCTAACTTAGCTAACTTACGAGAGAATCCATACTGCATCCAACTCTGTGCCAGTGTACCTCCGTCTTTCTTCAGCTCATCGTACACCATATCACTGAACTCTGTGTACATATCATTAGCTTTGTCTTCTTCTACCAGGTTGCACATCCTACCCGTGTCCTTGTCCCGTAATAACAAACTCAGTATCTGCATACCATTATTACTACAATCCTGACGCACAGGTAAGTAAGACACATATCCGTAGCCTTCTTCTGTATACTTCTTGTACTCTAAACAGAACCGCAGGAAACAGAACGGATCACTAGCCTCTGTCCACCAATCACTACCGTGTGGATCATTCGCTGCTTCAAGAATAAAGTTCTGTCGCTTACCTACCCACTCCAGTCTCTCCTCTCGTGTACCCTTAACTCCCCACATGTTAGCACCGTGTACAAGTACAGCTTCTAAGTCCTCTTCATCCACCACTTGCTGACCATTCTTAAAGTCTAACAAACTCTTAGCTAAGTCTGATCCTTGTGGCTGTAGATAGTACGGAATAGCGTACACTCTGCCTCGGTAATCACAACGATACGGAAAGTACAGCTTGTCCCAAGTCTTATATATCTTAGCTAGATGTAGAATCCGACAAGTCTGATACCGCTTACTGTTGTTAGCATCGTTTGCTTGTTTAATATCTTTCTGTTTTAACTTCCAAGCCCGTAGCTCATGCGGACAGTCACCTGTGTATCTCGGTTGCTCTGGTATCGTACCAAAGTTAGGAATGTTTCCAACAACACGCTCAAGTTCCCAACACCTAAGCACAATATCTAACATATCACTGTTGATCTGCCACTCTACCTGTTGCAATTTGCTACAAGCAGACATAGCGTGGTGATAACTCTTCTCGTAATCCTCAAACCACTCGACAGGTTTACCAGTTATAAACTTTTGTGGAGGCATGTGCTTGACGCTGTACCCACCACCCACTAATCCGTACCAATCAACAGGACGGTCAGGTAATGCCATCTTAAAGACACGAGTAGTCTCCTTCCACGCATCAAATCGTTGCACCCAGTCCTTGAACTGCTCGGTTGGTACGACTATGCGTTCCGGTTTGTAACTCTTCTGTCCACCTGTATTGAATCCCATCTCCCACAATCCAGTCTCTAATCGTATCTCCTCCAACAACCAAGCACCAAGAGCTGTCTTACACTTACTATCCCACAGCGTGAATCGTTCCTCTTCGTAGTGATAGAACTGCTTCAACTTCATCGCTTTACTCCTGTCATCCAACGCTAACAGATCAAGCTTGTTAGGATGCATAGTCTCTAACGCTTTGTCCCACCGTGCTTGGTTCTCAAATGCTTTGCCTATCCTGTACGCCATTTTACCAACAGGTAAGTTGTATTGTAGATGATCAAGAAATGTTTGCAGAGCTAACGCACTCACCTGATACGGACACATATCTAAGATGAAGGTAAGGAACAATGGTGTGGTGTGCTCGGTACTGCCTCCAAATGTGTACATAAAATCCTCTACCTTTTTACCTAGCTTCGGAGCCATGACCCTTAGCATTCTTTTACTTGATTCAGTTTGTGATGACTCACCCTCTGCCCGTAGCTTTGCTTGTCGGTTACGATATTGTGCACGACCCCACTCACGCATCCTCCACACATGTCCACGTGTATCACTCATAGATTCTCAAACCAATCAAAGTTACCTTTGGGTTTCATGCGTGGATGGTTAGAACGAATAGCAATCAATCGCCCGTCTTCGGTTCGCTTGTATGTGCCGTCTTTGTTCCGTTCAAACCCATAAATTTGACACTGCATCCAGAACTGCTGGAACCCATCGTTAATAGCTTTATGATCTATCGTGCTGTAGTCCAGATCGTGGCGAGCTATACATTGTACTAAGTGTCTTTCTGGGTACATCTAAGTAAATCGGTTCGTATTATATCAGCTTCCGCCTCCCAAAAGATACCTCTATCCCTTTCTTGGGTCCTCGTATCCGTTCCACCTGAGCCAGTGCTCGATCTCTTCTTCATCACCTTCAAACTCTTTAATCTCTTCCAAAAGCCACTCTCTTTCTCTTTCTTCTTCATCATGTAAATCATATGGGTTGTTGCTGTTTAACCAGTTGTCGTAGTTAGGTAAGTCATATTGTGTCATGAGGTTGTTATTTAGGATTCATCAAATATTTAAAAACCATGCGGAAGCCAAGTATCACAATTTTTTGCACCTTTAGATCGGTTCCAACTAGCAGGTACGACCTGTAAATTACAAGGATGATGTAAACCACCTTTTGCGATAGGAATTATGTGATCTACTTCAAATTTTATTTTTAATTTCTCCGAAATTCTCACCGAATAAGAATAAAAATGCTTAACAATAGTTTCTTGAAGTTCAGTAAGGGTTGTTAAACTTTTAGATCGTCGTTTACTAGAGTAACTTGCCACTTGTTCTTTATTTCTTTTTTTCCAATTACTTGAATTAAGGGTTGATCTATCTATATTCTGATAATGCCATCTTATAGATAATAACTTACATCTGTCTTTGTTATTCTTTTGCCATCTACTTCTTTGCTTTGTATACTTTTTAAGTACTTTTTCGGTGACCCAATATTCCTTCGATCTCCACCACTTATAGTAAACCAAGCCTTTTACTCCTGGATGCGAATCACCTGACTTAAATGTACCTTTATCCCCGCCTGTTTGTAATAATTTTTGGTTAAGCTTACCTTTGTACCTACCTTCTCTGATTATAAAATCTTCTATTGTTTTCATTCTTCCTCTAGTTTCTCCAAGTGTTCTTTATAAAGCTGTAAGGACAGGTAAAGGTCAAGCCATCTTCCGTCAAGCTCTCGGTTCATATCGTTGTTAAAAATGTGGAACATCAGTTCCTCGGTCATGTCAATTGGGTCAAGTAATAGTTCTTTATTCATAGCATATCATAAGCCCAAGCAAAGAGCAGTAATCCGCAGATCAGAAAACAGCCAAAGCCTAGCATTGTCATCATTCTTTATTGGTTCTATTTAGTAGTTCTTGTTGAAGCTCCACGAGCCTATCCCTAACAGTTAAGTTGTCAGGTAAGCGTTCCTTCACGGACAGGTAATGATCGATAAGCGTTTGCAAGGATGGTTCGTCCAAGGTTTCAAGGTGTTCTGGGTTCGTGTTATTCAAAGTCATGATCGATACATCTTGTGCCTTCGTTCTCCACCCCTTGCAAGCTTTTATCGCAAACATCACAGGTTTTACGCTTC